TTACCAGCAGTTTGGATATAAATTGCTTGTGGGAATGTAGTATCAGTATAACCATTACCTTCATTTGAAAGTTTGTTAATTAATAGTTTTGCTGTACCTGTTCCGCCATCGTATTCTGAAACAGCATCAACTTGATAACGTACACCGTTAATAAAGAACGGAGCAGGTGTTTGCGGTTTTCTAATTCTTAAACCTGTTCCTGCGTCTGATTGTACATTAAGTGTATAATTGTCGTCTTTACTTGTAATCTTAGTTTCTAAGTTACCAGCAAATCCATCAATGTACATACCACCTTTGAATCCTTGTTTGTTTGTACTTCTTGAGAACGATCCACAAACCTGTGTGTATGGTGATTTAATAAGAACTTGTCCTGCTGGATCAAGTACCTGTGCAAATCCTCCGTGTCCTTGAAACGACATATTTGCTAATCTTGTAGCATCGTTCATTAAGAAAACATCCATTTTATCGTTTGTTTTCTTAGTACTAGTACTATCTAATGGATCAGTTAAGTAATGATACCCGTAATTTGAAGTTTGTTTAATATGCCAAGAACCACTTGCTATTCCACTTAGGTTTGGTAGAACATCAATTGTAAGTGTAACGTCAAAACTACTGCCGCCATCTGCATTACTAATAAGTCCTACTGCACCATTGTCTGTATAGAACCAAGCACCATCCCATCCTATTGGAGCAATGTTATCCGCTGGTGTTACAGTAATAACTCCGCCTGCTTGGTTAGAACCTGTAATTGTAATAGCTTGTGGTGTTGCTAAGTCTGCACCTGTGTAGTCTGTAATTTTTAAATTGTCTAGTAACTTATCTCTGTAGAAATAAGTGTTTGCCCAAGGTGATTGTGAAATTCTTGGAGCTGGTCTAATTTGGCAACGTCTAAAGTCTGAACCTTTAATTGAAACGTTAGCAGGAACTTTTAACGGATAGTCTTCGTAGTAAATACCTGTTTCAACATGTACAGTAATTTGTTTTTCTTTAGTTCCGTTACCGTATTCTAATTCTTCACCAATTCTAAATTCTCTTGGTTCAACTAGTACAACTTCTGCTCTGTCGTATGCTACTCCGCCTAAATCAACACCGCTTGTATATTTTACAATACGTCCTCTAGCACCTGATGTTCTACCAACAATAATTTTACCTGGAAGTATATCAACGTTAGTGTTAATACCTTGGTCAGTACTATCGTTACCAATTCCGTTTCCAAAGTCAACTGAATATGTACTACCTTCAACAAGTGTGTAATTATTTCTTGCTTGGAAACCATTTTCTAAAATATCAAGTATAATATCAAATTTAGCATTTAAAGCATCTTTAACTTGTGTAGTTACATCATTAATACTTGAATCAAACCATTGTGGAATAAGTGTTGTATAATCTGTTGGATATAATTTAGTACCTTCGTATCCTGTACATTCAAATGTAATTGCATCAAGTACAACAACATCACCAGCACTTCTTCCGTGTGCAGTTGTAGTTGTAATAATACCTTTACCAGTTACATTGTTATAATTAAATCCGCTAATGTTATATGTGTTACCACTAATACTAACTGTACCACCACTTACATATGTGTGTACTACTGTAGATGTGCCTACTGCTACTTGGAATGTATTTGTTGTTAAGTTATCTGTTTCAACAGCAAATCGTTTACTTTGTGTTAACAAGTCAATATTTTGTACAACACTATTAACAATAGCTTTTGCTTTTGTCATAGCCGCTCTAGTTTCTTGTCCTTGACTAATACGTGCTCTAGCGCCTGAACTTGTACTAAAGTAGCGTGTAGCCGCTTGTATAGCGTTGAAGTTACTGTTTGTACCATTACCAATGTCAATAATCATTCCATCAATAATAAGTCCAACATCACGTTCACATGTGTTGTCAACTATAGCAGGTTTCTCTGGTGCTACTAACGAATTAAGTCCATTAGTTATAACATTTGTAATTACACTTGTTAATGTGCTTGCTCTGTTTGCAACATCTTTAACACCTGTACCTGTTTCAACTGCAAGCGTTGTAATAACCTGAGGTAAACTTTCTGGATAAACTTTTGCTACTGTAGATCCTTCAAATGTACAAGTAACATTGATACCTGCTATTGTAATAACATTTGTTGCACTTAGTCCGTGATTACCAACTGTTGTAATACTAGCAATACCTGTTGCTTCGTCATAAGCAAATACACTTACTGGTAATACTGTATTGTCTGATTTAGTTACTGTACCACCGTTTACATATACGTTTGCATAGCTACTGCGTCCAATATAAAATTGGAAACTGTTTGCTGTTAAATTTTGGTCATCAACAACAAATGTACCTTGCTTTGATGAGTATGCTGTATTAGATAATACGTTGTTTACAACAAGATCTCTTGCAAATTCGATCGCCGCATTTGTTTGTGCAATCTGATCAGCAGTACCTAAACCTGCAACACCTACAGCATTTTGCATGCCTGCTAGATAACTTGCGGCCATTCTACGTGTTTCAATGTTTCCGCCTCTTGATAAATCATTAATCCATGCATCAACAATATAACCTACATCACGTTTACATTTTGCACTACTGTAATCAAAGTTATTCCATATACCAGCACCGCCAGCGTTTCCAACATTATGATTAATCCAGTATGTAACTTCTTCTTGAATAAACTTTTTATTACGTGCTAAAATTGCTTCTGCATTTGGATTTTGTACGCTTGTTGAATTATAAGCAAGATTTGGAAATGTATCGTTTACATAATCAATAACTGCTTTTTGAATAAATCTTTTGTTTTCTCTTAGATATGTTTGTGCATGATATGCCGAAGTATTTTGTGTTGTTGGTCCTACACCAGTAACAAGTGAAATGTTCTTACCATTGTTGTATGTAATTGTTTGTCTATAAGCACCAGGCTCAATTGGAGCACTTTCAATAACTTCTTCAGCTTTCATTAAAGCCGCTTTAAGGCTTCCGTATGCATAACCTAATCCACGTCCTTCAAGTCCTACCGGAGTACGTGCTTGTGTATCGTCACCTTGTTTAGTAACAAATATATCTTCTGTTGAACTGTAACTATTGTTGTCTACGTATAATTTTGTTGCGGCTTGTTTGTCTTTAATGTTGCCGGTATCAATACCTGCTAAGTCACCTGGATGATCATGCAAGTATAATGCACCTGTCATATCATCGCCTTGACGTCTTACTGTTGCACTTCTTGGTAATGTTTCGTCTGTTTTGTAGAAGCCATAGTATGCATCATCATATGCTGTGTCTCTAACAATATCAACACCTGTTACTGATGTTTGTGTTCCTAGTGCAATATTAATTTTAACACGAGTAGTATCGTTATTGTTTTGTGCTTCTGTTTTAGTAGCGTGTAAACTTAGTTGATCTTCGTTAACCCATCTTACATAGTAATCTGTATTAGTTACTAAACCGTTTGGTGCTGTACCTGTAGTTGAGTATTTCCATTTAGTTCCGTTGATACTCCAATCAAATCCATGATTACTAATTACAACATTACCAGCTCTATATTCTGCAACAGTTTTAGTGTACTCGTTTGCATTTAATGGTTCTGTTCTAGCGTAAACTGGCTTAGTTGGTTCAAATGTTGTGTTTGGTGCGTAGTATTGATCTTGAAACTTTTTGTCTGTTACAATATCGTTAATTGTAATCGCACTACCATGTGTAGTATTAAATTCTGCAATAGCTTGTGGTGATGTAGCAATTTTACCAATAGCATAAACTTCGTTACCACTTACAGGTCCACCAAATATTGGACTTGTATCAGCGTTAATATTAGCACCTGTGTTTGTAATAGTAATGTTAGTTGCACTTGTATTGTCAATACTAATACCTGTTCCTGCTGAAAGCGTTTTAGCTAGGATTTCAGTACCTGTTGTATTACCAATTAATACACCTCCTGGTGTAATTCCATTTGGTGTGTCGTTAAGTGCGGTAAAACTAATTGTTCCACCTTGTCCAAATACAGCGTATAGTTCTGTGAAGTTCTCGTTTGCTTTACGGAACGCTTCACGTATACTATCACCTGTACCGTCGTTACCTTCTACACCTAAATAAATATCTTGTTTTGCCATCTTTTAAAATCCTACGCTTTCACCACAACCACAGCTACTTGTGCTTGCAGGGTTTCTAATATCAAAGTATGAACCGAATAGTTCTTTTTTGTAGTCTATAGTAGACCCTAATAAGTACATGATGCTAGTACTGTCTATAATAAACTTACCATTTAGTAAGTCTATAACTTCATCACCTTCTTCTACGCCATCTGCCATTACCCAATCATACTTGAAACCTGCACATCCGCCACCTTGTATTTGTAGTTTAATTGCTGGTTTGTCGTTATCTTTGAGTAAGTTTGTCATCTGTTCTTTAGCTGAATCTGTTAAAAATACTGCGTCCATGTTACCTTCTCCTATTGTATTTATGCAATGCTTTATAATCCGAATGTAAATAAATACAATTATGTTCAAAAGAATTGAAAAAGAAATACGTTTTTACGTTCGTAAGAGTAAGACTGGAAAAAGTCATACATACAAACGTATACGTAGTTATGCTCTATTCCAATGTGATGAGTGTAAAGAAGACTTTAAGAGAGAAAAGGGCAAAGTAGACCCAAAGCGTTTAGATAACTTCTATGTCCACGTTTGCCCAGATTGTGATCCTAAGCGTTTTGCTCAACGTAAAGGTGTTGAACAGCGTAAGATATTAAACTTACCTGCAGGATCTAATATAAGGATTGACCAAATTTAGTCTTCTTTTTTCCAAATAGTCCATGCACCGTATGCAATAGCCGCATATGCCGCAATCTTTGCAAATGGTCCTGCAATAAGAACTATTACTCCTAATGCAATAAGAGCCGCACCATCAATAGATGTACGCTCTTCGATTCTTGCCTTAATCCAATTTTTCATAATTATCCTCCTAAGATTTCTGTATGTTTGATAGAAGCAAAAGGTATAGGTTGACCGTTTTCATCAACTACCATTTCGCCGTTTACCGATCCACATAGCATTTTACCTTTAGCACCATAATACATTGACGGTTTAATTTCTACGCCGTCAATAGCTCTTTTATAGTTTCTTGGTTTTTGTTTGCCTGCTGGTCCTCTTTGTCCTGCCATATATCTCCTTTGGTTAAGTATTTATGTAGTGCAATACTGGCTAGGTTTTTGCATTTAGACTCACACATAATATCTGCGTAGTCTAAAAACTGTAAAGCCCAATCGTTCACTACATCGTTAGGATAGTAATCGCTGTGGGCTCGTAATTTTGCTTTCTTGTATCCTGCTTCTAATAGTACAGGCATGTTGGGTTTTGTATTGTGTGCAAAGTCTGCAGGCAATGCTTCGTTGCGACTGTATGAATAATGTATTGTAGGACGTACACCACGCCAGCTATCTATTACGCGAGCAAATCTATCGTCGGTTGGCTGAATGTATTCACCTTCACGGCACCAGTGATGGTGTATGTCAAGAACCAATGCACATGTGTCGACGAGCTCCAATGAATGCTCGAGTCCCCACTTGTTCTCGTCGTTCTCGATCGTGATACAGTTTCTCGCCTCCGGAGAAAGTCTGTTGTTGACTGCGTGTTTGATACCGGCTGGACCTTGCCTACCGGATATATGGACGTTGCATTTAAAGTCTTGGAAGGTACGCCCGTATCCCATCCACCTGATGACATCGGTGTGATATTCAAATTCTTCTATGCTCCTCTCTACTATTTCTTCGTTGTCGCTCGCAAGTACAGTAAATTGGCCTGGGTGCATCGATAGTCGGACATCGAGGGCTCTTGCTTGTTTGCCGACATTGGCAAAGTTTTTCTCGCAGTAGGCACGTACATCGGGCTTCTGCCAAAAGTAAGACCAATCTGCTTGTGTATATACTGGTAGCACATCACTGCCCAGTCTAACCATACGTAGTTCATTTGGTAATCCTCCTACATAGGTAATAAGGTTCATATACGATTGTACATTGTGAACCATGATATCCCACAACCGTTGTTCAGCAACTTCACGTGTCTGCCTGTTGAGCCACTGTACTGTTGTGCTACGTGTATTTAGTGGGCGTTGAATTTCTTCTAGTAGTTTCTTTTTCTGTGTCTGATCTGGATGCATGTATTTACATGCAAAGCCTATACGTTTATACATAATTTTTTAGTATGTCCCAAGTTTCGTTATAATCCTTTACATTATAGCATTTTCCTAAGTCGTTGTCAAGTATTATTTTGGACAATGGATAATCATTACCTGCAGGATCCATACGATCACCAAAGAATATAAGTTCTTCGTCGTCTATAAATTTGATTACTTGACTTTTATCTGACCCTTTAGGACCAATGTCGATGCCTGTTTCGCCGCCTGCCTTAGCATCTAGCTCAGGAAAGCGGAAGTTAAACTGTGCCACAATTTTTAAGCGTTCTAGATTATGTTCATCCCATTCAACATATAACTTTCGTTCTCCCATAGTAGCATTACGCCCTAAAATACTAAAGTTAACCATACCAGGCCGTTCTTCAATGTGGTTACCTGTGCGTAGAACAAATTTACTTTGCTCTAATTTAGTATTCAACCAATCACGAGCATCTTCAGGCAGTGTCCAATCATTGGTATGTACTTGTGCTCCGTAAAAATTTACATCGTTGCCATTACAGTTAAAACTATATTTTGCACCAACAAACATATCCAAGCCAACTTGCTCAATTGTTTTATCTCTATCACTACCTGTTACAAAACAGTAGTTCTGAATATTTTCTTGAAACCACCATTTAAAAAGATTGTTAATTTCTCTACGGCTTGGTGTAAGTGTGCCGTCTACATCAAATACATACATCATTTCCAATTCTCCTTTACCCAATTATCTTCGCATTGGTGTGGGTGCGGTTCACCGTGAAACACTGCTATACAAGTTTTAGGCAATAGCTTAGGATCTTTCTTTTCTCTAAAGTTACGTGGTTGATTATGTAGTTTAACTAAGTCGTTTCTATCTCTCATCTCCCACTTGTAACTTAAAATCCATTCGTCTGGCCAAAACACCCATTCTTGTCTGTTAGGACCTACTTGGTCATAAATCCAATCTTGGTCTCCATGGAATCTACGTATGTTCATTTCATGACTTTCCATAAAGTTGTCAAACACATAACCCATTGAGCTTGACTTTAATCTAAAAATACTACTATTCATTCTGTTCCAATCAGAACGTAGTGAACGATTGAAGTCACGTATAATACAAAACTTGTCAGGTTGGTATGTAAACAATTTGTCAATGTTTGCATTAATAACAATATCTAAATCCATGTACAGTAAAGTACCATCAAGAGGAAAATTTTTGTCAAAGAACATAGGCTTATACCACCAACCTGACACACCAATCTCCTTTAGTGTAATGGTTTTGATATTTGCATCAATACCACGTAGGTCGTCTGTAAAGCAAACAAATTCATAAGGAACTGTTAAGTGCCTTTTGCACATGTTATAAAGTTTATTGACATACTCTGATGAATACTTACTGCCATGTTTTAAACAAACTACATAATTTTTAGTGTCTTGATTATGTACTTCAAGTGAAGAGCTTACCGTTGGCTCTTGCGGAGGTATTACGGCCTCAACCGGGGGATTCTCTTTAGCTAATTTAGAACGTTCTTTTTCAGCTCGGCGTTGATCTTTTTCAGCTCGTCTAGCCGCACGAATAATATTCCATTGTGCTTTAGTGTACTGGCTTTTATCAACCTTGGCCAATTTTATGCCTCGTAAATTGCTGAGTTAGCACCGTGTTCTGCACACTCTACTCGTACACAATAACAACGATTATCTGTTGCTTCACGTATAAGTTTGTCTGCAAAGTTAAATGCATGTTCTGCAAACTTCTCTGCTCCAACACCATCTAGTACCACAACACTACAAAGGTGTTTTGCTTCTAAAATCCTAAAATCATTTAAATGAGGGTCTTGTAAATCAATAACTGTTTTATGATCAAACGTATCTTCTAGCCACTTCTTTAATGGCTTTAGTCCGCCAAAGTCTACTGCCCAGTTTTTGTCATCTAGTTTATCACATCCAAATGTGAATGTAAATGCTAAACTGTAACCATGTAGCAAATGGCAGTGTGAATGCTCTGCGTTAGGTTGTCTAAAGACTGCTGAAAGTCCTATGTTGTGTCCGTATGTTTTTGTGCTATAATAAGCCATATTATTCTCCTATATTAAACGGCGGAGTATTTAAAGAGGGTCGACGCATAAAGTCCTCTGTGATGTTAATGTACTTATTATACTATAAATTATCTATGATGTCAAGTGAAACGTTGTCCAAATTCCACTCTTTTGGTAACTGCCAGTCTTTATTATTGTATATTCTAAATGTTGTTTTTGGAAACCATTCGAACACTTTGGCTATTTGATATATCCAATAACTATAATCAACTGCATGTGAGTCTGTACTACTGTACCCTTCTGTGCCTTTGTATATGTTATTAACTTTGTTATCTGTACTGTATAGATCAAATCCTACTAAGTTTACTTTATTATCTAGTGTTGCACCTAATAGTATTGCATACGGTCCACTACCCCAATGAAACGGATCGTCCATTCTTTGTGTACCTTTTTCAACTAAGTTAGGAAGTGCTAGTACGCCTAATTCTTTGTGCCATCGTTGCCTAGTGTATATATTTGTGTGATGTGGTAATGCTTGTTTAACCATGCGTTTGTCACAACATACTAGATGTTGTACATAGTAATCTCTAAAGACTGCATTACAGCCTATCTTCTCTTGATATATCTTGTCAAGTAGAACGCCGTCACGGCTAGATCCGTTACCAATTACTAACATAAAATTATTTAGTCTGGTTCTATTACTAAGTAAATATTATCGAACGTTTGCGATTTTTGTGTTTTGAATATTAAATGTACACATTCAAACTCACCTGTCATACTAACACGATACTCGCCGCCTTTAAACATATGTTCAGGTACAGCCATATGCCAACCATTCTCTACTCTATCACCTGGCGCTGTGTTTTGTATGTAACGTTTTGTAAACTTGTTTAGATCATGTGAGTGACTTCCGTCTACTGCGTGTGCCACACCATATGCGGCTGTACTGTTACACTCATACTTCTTTGATCCAACCATATAGAATTCTATGTCTTGCCCTTTTTCAATTGGATTGTTTACTACGTTAATTTGTGTGTCTTGGAATACAAATGCATTATCAAAACTCATGTAGGCAACTCCAAATCCTATTATAGTTACCATACTTAATCCGCTGATTATATTTGCTATAGCCTTCGTTATTATAAACTTTCTATCTTTTGTCATTACTTCTCATTGCCTCAATATCCTGTGCTACGCTCTTAAATTCAGCTCGCACTTCGGCTAAGTTTTTACTAGCCCTGTTTAATGTTTTTACTAATTGTCTGATGGTGTATATTGTCCAAAACCACCAAGTTACTGCTGTTACAGCGAATAGGCCTAAACCTACCCAGAATGCCTGTTCAAAATCTATTATACCTGTAAAAATTAAGCCTGAGCAAGCCACAAGAAAAACTGTAGGAATTACTCTTGCGAATACGTCCCAACGTTCTACTTGTTTCTCTATTTTTTCTTCATCTATCATTATTATTTGCCTCTGTGTTGTCCATAGTTCTACAATGTAAATAAGATTACATCGCATACTATTTACTGCTTTTGTATGTTTGATTAAATCGTTAGTTAACCTGAAATTGAACCAAAACTGCGCCACTCACCTGGAGCGCCAGTTCTAATACAAATCCAACCTAAGTTGCCGCCCGGGGCAGGTGCATCATGCCATACAATGTCACCTTGATTGTAAAGACCAATAGTTGGAATACCGTCACCAACTTCCATCTTTTTGTTTTGAAACTTAACAGGTCCGTTAGTTTCTAATGCTACGCCATTTGATACTGCCGAAACACCAATTCCTACACTGCCTTCAAATACTGTGTTTGAAGATCCTTGTACTTTAAGTGTGCCGCCGCCATCAATAATAAGTCTTGATGTTGTATCGTCTCCGGCGATTTGATTGATTGATAGAAGTGCATTACCTAAACTGTTTAGACCTTCTTTAATTGCAAGAACGTTATCTGCACTTATGTTTACTAATGCTGTCATGCTTCTATCTTCCCAAATTGTTTCCATGTACCAGGTGCACCACTTTCTATACATACCCAACCCATAAAGCCTCCTGCTTGTGGATTATTATCGTATACAATATCACCTTGGTTGTTGTTTCCTGTAGTAGGCATTTCGTTACCTACTGCTAATCTTTTATCTGCAAATCTAATTGCGCCTGCTACTTGTAAATCTACATCATCACCTGGATACTGTACTTTAATACCTAGTGTGCCTTTTACTTCAACACCGCCTTGTTCTTTAATAACAATACGTTCTTTGTTGTCTGTAATTAAACTCATTTTACTTGTAGTGTATGCACCTACTCTAATATGATCAAACTCAGGATCAACTACAAACTCTGCTTCATTACTTGCTACACTTAATTGTGCATTAGGTGCTTCAGCGCCGATAGCAAAACGCATTGTTCCACTGTCGTATGTAACAAATTCATCAACACTTAGATCGCCTGCTATACGTAGACCGTTTAATGTTCCTACAGTTTCAAGTTCACTGTGCTTAACAGTAACACCTAGTTTGTCTGCACTTAGTACAGGAATATTATCTATTTCAATAACTGCATTTCTATGCAGGTCAATTGTATTACTAATGTAGAATCTATCTCCACGCCATACAATTTGTTTGGTTGCTTCACCGTCTTGTCTCCATTGCATACCCATCATGTCAATGGTTCCGCCTTGGGCAGTAAAGTCAATATTTTGTGTAACTTTTTGTGTTGAACTTAGTTCTTCAACATGTAGTTTGCCAGCAGTAAGAATGCCTTGTACATTTAATGCACCACTTACGTCGATGTCTCCTATTAGGCTATCTACGTCCATACTACCTACAGTAATCATATCATCTTCTACAAGCAAACTAGTTCTAGTTGCTTTGTCGTTGATACCTGTACTTCTAAGTAATGTAATTTTTCCGCCATGCACTGCATTACCGCTAATACTGTTTACAGTTGCGGGTGGCATTTCTGCGGCTTGTGTGTTTGCAATGGTCTCAACAGTCGTTGCTAGACGTGCGAGGCCTTCTCTTATATTATCTATCTGGCTCATGTAAGTATTTATCAACTTACCTTCAGAAGCACAGTATCCGCATTTATCCTACCATTAAGTTTAATGTCTACGGCATTGATATCTTCTAAGAATGTACGTAGTTTAACCTTGCCTGCTTCTTTAAACTCTTTAAGTTTCTCTTCAGGCTTACGCATTGTCTTTTGTACACTTTCGGATTCTTTAAATCCAATGATAGTAGTACCTTTTACACTAAGTCCACTACCTTCACGTTGCATACCTTGTGGATCTATGTTTTTAGCAACATACTTACCAATTTTACGTGTCTTAATGTTAAACACCCAAAGCTCATTTGCATAGATAATCTCTATTGGGTTAATACTTGCAAGACTATTCTTATTATCTACCTTACAGTATTTCAACTTCTCAACCAGTTTTTCAGCACTCTTAGGCTTACGTTTTCTAGTCTTACGTGTTGCTTTACTTGTATCAACTACTAGTTGACAAGCCATTTGTATATTACCTAATGCTTCTAGTATCTTTTTAACATCGTCTTTGCTAAGGTGTGCATATGCTTCTTTAAGTTGTTCCAACATGTCTTGTGCATGTTCGTCCATCTTTGCAATCTTAGCCTTATTAGGAAAGTTTAGTAGCTCAGTATACTCTTGAATCTCTCCGTCGTAGTATCCAGAAATCTTACGTGCATGAGCTTGTGTTACACCAAAGTTCTGGAAGTGTTGTTTAAAGTTAAACCCTTTAGGGTCGAATGACTTTGGGTCTGTTATCCACCCATCTAACCACTCTTCAATTTCTTCTGATTGTAGATTTACTTGTTCACGTATACGTTCTTGGATAGTAGGTTGATGTACTTTTGCTTTTTCTTCTTCTACTTCTTTCTTTTGTGTAAGTAGATATTCACCTTGTTTACATGCTTCTTCAATACGTTTTTTTAAAAATACTGTAGCAGGAGCCATATTGCCCATAGTGCCTGCTAGTGATACCCAATAATCGTCATGCTTTTTATTATAGTCAGGCATACCATTCATTAGCAGTTTTGCAGTAATACCAGCAGTAATGCTTAGTGCATGTGTAGGTGCGGCTTTAACTTGGTTAACTTGTTCTTTTGTGTAACCATTTTTAACCATCCATGCTCCAACGGCAGGATATAAATCAAGTGGCTTATAATTTTCGTAATACCATGCTCTTGCATGTTGGGCGGCACGATGAAACTGTTCACCAGTCCATTCTTCCCAACCTTCCCAACTAGGTTCAGTAAGTTTATTACCACGTTTTAACCGCGGTGCACCACGAGCTACTTTTTTCTTAACAGCCCTACCTGTGATTTTATTTACTCTAGCCATGTGCCACTCCTCTAATGTGTATAAACAGTATATAGCCGACTTAACAAAAAGTCAAGCATTATTGGAAACTTTTCTTTTGATGAAATGCTCTTTTATACATATTATGCAAGAACAAGTTCATCTTACTTCTAGTTGTTGGACGCTCATATTTAAGTGTGTGCTTCCAATTATCTCTTTTAAAAGGTATTACTTGTACCAATGGTTCACCTGGCTTAATTAGTTTTACAGGATCAGTTAAGTAACAAGGAAAATTAAGATTGTTTAAATCAAATTCATCAGTATCAATAATTGCAGGCATTATTACAAACTCTTGATCAAAATGCCAAAACGGTTGTACAAACAAACAACTATAGCCCGGAGGAGTTTTAATCTTCCAAGGCACAGATACTTTAATATAAGATTTCTTTTTGCCTTGTATATGTACAGGACATTGTTGATTTGAATGAAATGCACTTGGTGCAGTAAACTTATTTTGTAGTTCCATAAACTCACCAATGCGTTCAACAGGAAATACTCTTTCAAGTTCTTCTTCTCCTGTATCTCGATTAGTTTGTGCTATAATTTCTTGTTCATATACATTAGGTATAATGTAACCTGCGGTTACCATATCTCTTACAGGCCAACAGCCAGCAATGGTTGGAACACCATTGTCGTCATTTGCTTTAATACTACTGTACCAGTCAGGTAAACAATCCTTAGCCGGTACAATAGGAAAATTTGTTAAGACACTTTTGTCACCACAAATAAATTCAATATTCATTAAGTGCTTTCGTCCATATTAATACAAACTGCTTGATGTCCTGCTTCAAAATAACCATTGCCTTTGCCGTGTTCTATACTAAGAACTTCTCTTGCTTGGAAACATTCAGTCATTGATGTATGAACACTAACTAGTTCTACAAAAGGAGTTACTTCAAAAAAGTATACAAATACTAAAGTCCACATGTTACAATCCTAGTATACCAAATAGATTGAACCAACCCATTGTTGTTCCAATAATTACGGGTACACCTAACATCATAAACGCAATAATTAAAAATGCTATTCCAGCACCTTTATTATGATAAGGTTTGTTTGGATCACTCATGTTCTCCGCCTTTACCGCGACCAAAACCACCAAAGTATTGTGGCCTCCGCTTTGCAGTTTCAAATGTACCAACAGTAATAGCTACTGCTCCTAGTATCAACGTATGCATTAACATACTGAATACTCCTGCATACATGCTACCTACAATAATACCAAATACAATACACCACATCCATGCTAATACTTGCATAATCATATGTCTTGTGCTAAAGTCCGGAATTACACTTAATGGATTCTTCTCGTGATCCATTACTACATTCCAACAATTATAAATCCACTCTCTCATGGAAGTCTCCTTTTCAAATGTTACTTTCTTAGGGTAATGGGCGTCAGCTACATCTCTCCAGTCTATAGCATCGTATAGATCAACAAATGATTGAGTGACCTTGTGATTTTTAAAATATGCCGTTACTCTATACATTAAATCTTCTCACCAGCTACGAAACCACGAAACGTTTTGAATCGTGGAAAACGTAAACTGTATGTATCACTGTCTTGTGATTTAGTTCGAGCATCTGCTCTTATTTCAATTAAGTTACCAATGAGACTAGCACGTTCAGTCCAGTACTCATCACGTTGAGCGTCAGTGAAACCACTCCCACAGTTAAGGCGATAATTGTATCCATCGTCTTCTCCTTCTACTATTACGGCACCTAGTCTTCCTTCGTTACGTCCTGTGCCTTCCTCGACGTCAACGACGGTTAATGTAATTTCAATAAACGGTTTTGCTTTTAACCAAGCATGTGTACGCTTACATTCATACGGTGCATCAATGTCTTTTATCATAACACCTTCGTAACCACCGTCTACAGCCTGCTTATTTAACGCTACAAAGCGT